CGTCGCATTATTGCTGGCAAAATTGTGCCATTTGAAAACGAGATCGGTCAAACTTCAGTTGGTTCTGTAATTTTTGAAAAAGGTTCTATTGAAATTGAAGATGTTAAGGCTGTTAAATTGTTATTAGAGCATGACCCTAAGCAACCTATTGGGCGCATGAAAAATGTATCTGAGGACGGCTCAGGTATTTATGCAGAGTTTAAAGTCTCCAACACCACACGAGGAACAGACAGTCTAATTGAAGCGTCGGAAAACCTGCGCAGCGGTCTTTCAGTTGGTGTTGAAGTTATTAAGGGAAAGAATAGCAATGGCGTGTATAGAGTAAGTGCAGCACGCCTACTTGAAGTTTCACTTGTACAAGCTGCGGCTTTTAAGTCAGCAGAGGTGCTAAGTGTTGCTGCGTCACAAGACGCAGAAGTTACAACCGAAACCAAAACAGAAAATGAGGAAATTGTGGAAAACACAACACCTGAATCTGTTGCGACTGAGGTAACAGAGACCCCTGCGGTTGAAGCCTCTGCTCGTCCAACAGTAGCAGCACCTATTTACACTAAGCCTCGCTTAGAGTTTACAAAAGAGAAGTTTCTAGAAAACTCACTTCGTGCGCAATACCTAAATGATGACTCTGCTCGCCAATACATTGCAGCAGCAGCAGATACAACTGACAACGCAGGTCTTATCCCAACTCGTCAGCTAACTGAAGTTATCAACCCATTGTCAAACGCTGATCGTCCATTTATTGACTCAATCTCATCTGCTGCACTTCCAGACGCAGGTATGACATTTGAAATTCCTAAATTGACACAAGCACCAACAGTTGCAGTAACAGCTGAAGGCGCAGCACCGTCTGAGCAAGATCAAACAGTTGCTTTCTTATCAGTAGATGTTAAGAAATACGCTGGACAACAAACTTTTTCAGTTGAGTTGCTAGATCGCTCATCACCAGCATTTTTCTCTGAGTTAGTTCGTCAAATGGAGTTTGCTTACGCAAAGGCTACTGACACAGCAGTTGGCTCAGCACTTATCACAGCTGGAACAGACGGCGGAAACCGTACTCTTACAGCAGCTAATATCCAAGACTTCATTTCAGACGCAGCAGTTTCAATTTACTCAGGTACATTGGGATTTGCAGAAAACATTGTAGTTTCACCTGAACAATGGGGTGCTTTAATGGGTCTAGTAGACGGTTCAAACAGAGCTGTATTTACTCAGACAATTAACCCACAAAACGCTTCAGGTAACCTAACACCTACAAATGTTCGTGGCAACATTGGTGGATTAAACCTTCGTGTGTCTCGTGCATTATCAGGAACTGGCGACAACTCAATGATCGTCATTAATCCTTCATCATACACATGGTACGAATCAAACAAGTACCGCTTAGAAACAAACCTAATTTCAACTGGTCAAATCCAAGTTGCATACTACGGTTACGGCGCAATCGCTAATAAGGTTGCAGCTGGCGCATATAAGTGGATGGTTGCATAACCTTCCGTTAAAGGAAATAACTGTGTAGGGGCGTTGGAAGCCTTCGCCCCTATACTCTAAGAAAGGACGACATGCCAGCTTCAATGCCAACTATTGCGGAATTACGCAGCGCACTTGGGATAGGCACTTTGTATAGTGACACCGTAGTTGATGAGGCATGTCAATCAGCACAAGATATAGTTTTATCATATTTGTGGTTTAACAATTACAACATTATTGCTAGAGAGTGTACGACTACCCTAGGCACAGTTTATACAGATGTTAAACACAATTTAAGAGTTGGCGACACAGTCGCTATCGAAAATGTACGAGCGCACTTTAACGGAAATAAAACAATTACAAAGGTAACGGATTACAGCATTTCATTTGTTATATCTCACAGCTCAGCAGAGGAAAAACACGAAGTAATTCCTTATGGCACAATAGTTGCTTACACAGCTGTTGATTACCTAACCGTGCCAGCTGTTAACGAAGCTGCCCTTATGATCGCCGTAGACATTTGGCAAGCACGCCAAGCAAGCAACGCAGGTGGCATATCACCTGATTTTCAACCTTCGCCTTATCGTATGGGCAACACTTTAACTGCAAGGGTAAGAGGTTTATTAGCACCTTATTTAAGTCCTAATAGCTTGGTAGGCTGACATGGCTGTCGCCGTTACGACACTTCGGTCTACCCTTGCGGCTGCGTTAGAGAACGCAGGGGTATGGCAGGTCTTTTCCTTTCCGCCTGCCACACCCATTGCAAACTCTGTAATCGTCCAGCCTGATGACCCTTATATTGAGCCAAGCAATAATATCTACTCAACAGTAGCCCCTAAAGTAAATTTTAAGATCGTAATGATCGTACCTATGTTTGACAATCAGGGTAACCTCAATGGTATTGAGGATTTAGTAGTTGGCGTGTTTAACAAACTAGCAGCCAGCACAACCCTTAAAATAAGCGTTGGCACTATCTCAGCACCAAGCGTGTTATCAGGCGTAGCTGGTGAGATGTTAACAAGTGAGATGTCCGTCTCAATCATGACAAGTTGGAGTTAAAAATGAGCAACATTATAGATGTTCCTTCCGAGGACAAGGCTTGGCTTGAAAAAGTCGGGCAAGTAGCACCACAAACCGAAAAGCCAAAGATCGTAAAGAAAGACGAGGAATAACCAAATGGCTGTATTTCTGAATAACAAAGTAGGCGTTAAGGTTAACACCGTTGATCTTAGCGATTTGACTACAGCTGTAACTCTAAACCGTTCATTTGATGAACTAGAGGTAACAGCAATGGGTGACCTAGGTCACAAGTTTGTAAAGGGTCTAGAGGCTTCCTCTGTAACCCTGTCATTTCTTAATGACACAGCAACAGCTAAAACACTTGCAACTCTACAAGCTGCATGGGGTACTTCAGTAACCTGTGTATTGCTACAAGAAAAAGGCACAGCTGTTGGCGCAACAAACCCACTTTACACTTTCACAGCCCTAGTAAATAACACCACCGACATTAACGGTGCTGTTGGAGACATTGGCACAATAGATGTAACATGGACTATTAACGGTGCTATTACCGTTGCAACAACAGGTACCTTCTAAGGAGAAAAATGCTAGCGTTAAAAATCACCAAGGCTTCAGGTGAGGAATCAACACACGAAATCTCACCAGCGATTGAATATGCGTTCGAGCAAAATTTTCGGGCTGGTTTTCATAAGCGTTTTAGAGACGAAGAAAAACAGTCAGATGTTTATTGGTTGGCGTGGGAGTGCATACGCCGATCAGGCGAAACAGTTAAACCATTTGGGGAACAGTTTCTTGAGACCTTGAAAAAGGTAGAGATTGTAGACGCTGATACCCCAAATGGGTAACGAGGTATGACCTTACTTATTTAATTGCTTCACTAGCAGTTGAGACAGGCATACCTCACAGCGAGTTTATTAACATGGATAGGTCAATGTTCTTAGCAACCTTGGCTTATATGAAAGACAGAGCGCAAAGGGTGGAAAATGCCAGTAGAGGTAAAAGGTCTCGTTGAGACCCAAAAGGCATTAAGGAAACTTGCGCCTGACCTTTACCTTGAAATGCGTAAAGAGATTAGAGTTGCATTAAAAGCGGTATCTGATGACGCTAGGTCTATGGTTCAGCCAGCGGTTTATGGTTTGTATAACTGGCAAGCTACTGGCGCACAAGTTAAGTCTCGGACAGGTCGTGAGCGTGCCTTTCCTAAATATGACCCTAAAGTTATCCGTAAAGGGTTGACATACACCTTAGGTAAATCAAGACGCAACAGCGCAGGGTTTGTAGGTCTATACAGCTTGTTAAATAAGTCTGCCGCTGGTGCAATTATTGAAACGGCTGGACGCTTAAACTTTAACGGAGACAAAGACAGTCAAAGCAATAACCCTAATGCTGGTGAGCATTTTAATAGAGCTATACAGGGTGCATACGGTGGATTTGGCAAGAGTGGTAGCAGGCGTGAGGATAGAGGTCGCCTGATACACAAGGCTTACGAAAGAGATCAAGGCAAGGTTACAGACGCAGTATTTAAGGCAATAGCCAAGGCAGAGCATAAGTTTATGACTACTACTAAAACTGATAGGTATGGTTTAGCAGCATGACAATTAAGTTAGATATTGTTTCCCAATACTCTGATAAGGGTACTAAAAAAGCCCGTAAGGATATGGATAGTTTAACCAGTACCGCTAAAAAACTAGCTGGTGCCTTCGGTGTTGCCTTCGGTATTGGTGCAGTAAAGAACTTTGCAGCTGCTTCAGTTAGAGCCTTCGCTGATGATCAGAGAGCCGCTAAAGCCTTAGAACTACAGCTGATCAACACAGGTAATGCGTTTGCAGTAAAGCCTGTTGAGGATTACATAGCCGCCTTACAAAAGACTTACAATGTATTAGATGATGAATTAAGACCAGCGTTTCAGTCATTGCTTACAGCTTCAGGCTCAGTAACGGACGCTCAAAAAGCCTTAAACATTGCATTAGATGTAAGTGCTGCAACAGGTCGAGATTTAAGAACCGTCAGTTTAGCCCTAAGCAGAGGTTTCACAGGACAGACCACAGCCTTATCCCGTCTAGGTGCTGGCATAGACAAAGCCACTTTAGCCTCAGGTAACATGGATACTATCCTTGATACTTTGTTCC